ATGTTTTTACCACCGAGCATGCTAGAAATTGTAGCAACACTGTATGATAAGCTTGATGTAGCGCAGAAACTTCCGCGTAATAATAAACTAGCTTATAAAGATCATCGGTCTCTTATTCGACACCAGCAAGCTTATGCAGAAATGACGGCTCGTTTACTCGAGTATATTGCTCCTAAGAATGGCGATGAAGTTAAATTATATTTAGGAAATAGTCAGAGATTTTTATGTACTTTAAATGAAGCCCCTTTTGAAACAAACTTAAGTAAAGAAAGTGTTGAAAGGTCATATTGGAAATGTATTTTTGCTCCAATGCTTGCTACTTTTTTATATCATTTTGAAGATGAAAAATATGAATCTAATGCTATTCACTTTATTTGTAAGTTATTAATAAAGTGGGAGGCTGGTAAAAAACCAGCAGAGCGTGCTAAATGGGCAAAAATAGCAATTAAAGAACAATGTGAATTTAAAGCACCTTCTTTTATTCAACGTGTAAATGATATTAGAGGTGGAAATATCCAGAGTCGGCAAGTAATAAATAATAATTTAGAAGAATTAAATAATGAGATTAATTTATCTAATCAATGTCGAGATAAAGTGGCGGCGGTTTACCATGCAGCAATGATAATAAGAAGGCTAGAAGATTATGGTTGCGAGGAGTATCTTGTTTATGTAAAACAATATTTGTGCCAACTTCAAACTGAAGATGGTCAAAATGGTTTACTAAAAACTCATAAAGAAATCTGTAAGGTTTTATTTAAAAATCAGGATGATTTGTTGTTAAGTTGGTCTAGTAATCCATTAATTGCAGAACTAGATGAATATATAATACATGAAATAAAACCTACATATCCAGTATTCCTTGATTGGTTTAGAAGCCCTGGCTCAGATATTCCATGGCCTGATTCTGAGATCTTAAAGGCTTGTATATTTGATGCTGAATATATTGAGGCAATGGCATCAACCCCACTGTCTAGTGCATTGTTAGATTATTATTGGATGTATTACTATGTTGAATGTGGTGAGTTTGAATTAGCTTATCAATATTGCCAAGAGGTTGAAAAAGCATCTAAAAACGTCCATCTAGGCCAATATTCATCAATTAATCTACTTCATAAGATTGTTCTATCTTGGATATGTGAAGGAAAAATATTACACAATCAATTTGATACAGAGATAACAACTTTAATAATGAATTTGCCGGATCGTTTAGAATGTATCCTAATAATAAGTCCAAAATTTAATGAGTTCATTTTATCATTAAATGATAATGAGTTGATGATGTTACGGCTATTTAGATTATTTAATCATTATCATCGTGGACAATGTTTTGATCCTCTTTCAAAATTAACTCAAATAATCTATGCTGTTACTGATGTATGTACGAATGGTGATGACGAGACAGATTTTTTGCCTGTATTAAAGAAAAAACTAGATAAAAATATTCTTCGTTCAAAGTCAGTATTGCCTTTTACCAAGAAGTTATCTTTAACCGATAGTGTTGATATGGTTCTAGAATTATATCATTTTGTAAATTATCCCATAGATGAAATTATAATTAAATTTAGTAACGACGACCGATGTAAAAAATTAGTTGTTGCGTTTGATATAGATTGAAAATATTGATATTTAGTAGTTGAGTTGATTATTTTGTTATACTTTTTAATATATTCGTTTGATTAGATCCTGAACCCAAAACTTTATCAAGTTCATAGTTAACATCAATAAAGCAAGGCGTTCTTTCACCAAGATCGCTTTGCTTCTAAAATTGCTTTTTAAAGCGACTTACATTATTTCCCCTGTCTGCAATAGCAGAAAATAATTAACGAAAAGGCATAAATATAATGGACTTAAGTAACTTCTGAGTTTGTTACTACTTAAAAATCTAATTCAGATTTTAATCAGCATCGATTCTGATAAAACTTAATCGCGTCCCATTGATTGGATAGCTCTTCATGATCAGCTGTGAAGTGCTGAATGACATGTATAGTATCAGTGTCGTTATAAATGAGTTCCACAAATCCAATATGAGTTAGCTCATGACTGTAGTTATTAAAATAGACTTTGAATGTGCAATTTATATATTTATTGTCCCCCCACGTTAATAAAGACTTTTGAATATCATCGAAGAAATCGTGTTCATAAACAACTAAGATTTTTTCATCGAGTGAATGTTCATAGTTAATACTTGCCATAATTTATCTCTGACCGTTATTACTAAAATAAACAAAGCGATCTCTCACCAAGATCGCTTTGCATCTAAAAACGTTTTCCAAACCGACTGGTATTATCTTTCCATTCTTCTACAGCAGAACGTAACCAACGCAAGGGCATGAGTGTAATTGGTTCAGGGAAGCCTCGTTTTTGTCGCCACTTATAAATAGTTGCTCGGCTGGTGATCTGAAACATCTCTAAGACTTCAACGTGACTAATTAAAAGATGTGTTGATTGCTCATTAAGTTCAGCATAAGTTTTTGCTGGTGGCGTTGAATCAGGTTGTTGGTTTTCTTGTTTACTTTTGTAGTGTGACGGTGTCACGTTTAAGCTATTTTCTGTGGTATAGGACATGTTTACAGTAGGGTAGCTGTTGTAATCGAACATGTTTGATTCCTTATTCATATGTTTTATTAACAAAATTAGAAAGACGAACTCGATTTATGGTATGCCAACATCGAGCGTCACCTTTAAATAAGCCCCCAGATTTTAATTTGGCGCATCCTTCGGGAAGTTGCTCACCACAATATTGGCAAGTTCCTAGTGATTCTTTAATCTGCGCCATTTCGGTATGTACGCGATGAATCATTAACTGTAATGCCTCAGTATTTTTACAAGGCTTATTTGGATAAGAGAAAAAAGTACAAATTTCATTTAATTGGCTTGCCTCAGTGGTACTCAAAGGAAGAGGATAGAGCGTTATCCCCTGAGCAGCCCGGCGGTCTCTCAAACGTTGAGCACGTTTAGCCGCTTGTTGCCGTATTTTTTCCTTATTACTCATTGCACAAAATACCTTTACTTAAGTTATGTTTTGAATCAATTAGTTGCGGGATGGTCAGTCCTACGTTATCCTAAAGAGGATCCTTAGTGTTTAAAAGCTAGGGCTCATTGCACGAGATACCCCATTGGGTTTGGTCACCTGATGGGGTTTTCTTTTTTCGTATGTTATTGCTGGTATTGTTCAAAATATTTACGATCGTCTGAAACGGTAATCCCATATTGCCTAGCGCGGTTCAATGTCAGTTCTTTTATGTTTTCTACAAGTGCAAGTTGAATGCGTGTCTTTTCCTCATGTTCAGGCTTTCTCAGTAGGTGTTTTTCATACATCTTTTCTCGATCATCCAAGTCATTCATGATTGTGACGAAGAAAGCGGTTAATTCATTACACATTAATAATCCTTCCTAAAAATCCGGGTGGTCAGCCCTGGCTCATTTCACAAAAGTTTGATGTCCGTTATTACAAAATCATCGAATGTCACCATATATCCATCTTTGATTAGCTCACTTAACTGTGAGATATCTCGCTCTTCATAATGTCCAAATCGAGGATCTCTTGGATTGAGTAGAACTTCTGCCATATCACTTTTACGTTTTACTACCCATGCAGTTGGTTGAATTAACGTTTCTTTTATTTTTACGAGTAATACAGCGTCATTGATTAATCTCATTACGTTCATCCTTAAGAAATAAAAGTGATGACTTCAGCAGCAAATTCTTCAGCAATTTCTTGAGTAATTTCCATATCGAGAGGGCAATATTTTGAAATACCCCAACCATTTTTAGGGTTAGGGATCAAAGTCATAACTTTGTAATCTGATAGTAGGGGGTCATTTGATTTTGATACATCAACTAACCCGTACTTTGTTTGATAAATAGTGTTCATCAAATACCTCCGATTCACGTTTTGTGTAATTAGATGCTACACGTTTCGTGTTTGTTATGTCAACACAATTTGTGAATTTTGAGGGTGGGGTATAAAAAAACCGCCATGATAGTTGGCGGTTTTTAGAATTTGAGAAGTGCTAGTTAGAATAGTCTTAATTTAGCATCCACAATCACTCCAATAATCCTACAGTTACCGTTAATTGGTAACGTTGGATATTGAGGATTAAGAGGCTTTAGATAACGTTGACCTGCATCAATCATAAGTTTTTTAAACGTAGCTTCATTTACATCAGTTAGTTTAGCGGCAACAAGTGAGCCATTTTCGGCTGCTCTCTCTGTATCAACTAATACGAGAGTTCCCTCAGGGAAACTTATTCCCGTTGGTGATGTCATGGAATCGCCATGAACTCTTAGCCAAAAACTATTTTTACTTGTTCGTTCAGTAGTTTGGTACCATTCAGTAATAGTTTCTACTGGGTATGGCTCACAAGCTTCCGTCCATATACCAGCTTGCACTGAGCTTAAAACAGGAAATGAATTTTGATAGCTAGGCTGTATATCAATAGTAGATATATTCATTAGCTCAGGTAACTCACTATCATCAAACAGTATCTGATAGGCTTTAATACCTAAATGCTTAGCTAGTGTATCTGCATCATCTAAACTTATACTTCTGATTCCAGATTCATAGTTACTGACACGCGACGCCCCCCAACCACAAAGGTCAGCTAAATCTTTTTGACTAATGCCTCGTTTGGCCCGGAACTGCTTTAGACGCAGTCCTACTTCTGTTTTCTTATCCATTTATATAATTTATCACGAATTGTGAACTTTTATACACACTAATTGTGTATGTGTGGTTGATGTTAATTCACGAATTGTGTATCTTAAGTTCCAACCAAGGAGCTTAAATGAATAGAATCGCATCTCTACGAAAATCATTAAGTATTTCGCAGTCTGCATTGGCTGGAAAGATTAATAGCGTTCCATCCAGAATCGCTAATTTTGAAGCATCAAGGCGACGTCCTGATATCCAAACCTGTTGGATGATTGTTAATGCACTCAATGAATTAGGTGCAAATTGTACCTTAGAACAGGTATTTCCAAATCCAAACAATAATAACGAACCATCTTAATTATAGGTGAATGTTCGCTTTCTGGTTATTTGTACAGTAAAGGAAAACTCTAATGTCAATTCAGAGCTTAAAAAGCGTTATGCGTAACGCTGTTGAAGGATGGCGCACCGAAGTGAGTAAAGATTTTATTACTCAGCATGTTTCTCGTCATTACCACAAAATGAGCCTTCAGTATGAAGTTGATGCTCAGCGTAAATTACTTTTAAAACCTGTGGGTGCTGATGACAAGAATAATCAGCAAAACTTTTTTCGCTATTTAGAACGTACAAGCATCGAGGCCAAAGCAACCATGATGGATCTTTTGCCTGCAGTAATTGCGGCAATGCCAAAACAACGTGCTTGTGATGCTCTCAATACTTTTCTTAACCCACTTGGATTTTCTGTCGCAACTATTGGCAATGGCGAACAGACATCTAACAGGGATCATCTGTTAGCTATGTTCAATAAAGAATCATCAGAGGCTTTGTCGTCTTTGTTGTTATTGCCCGAGAATGCAACTTTAGAACAGTTACGTTCAGCCTACAAAGAAGTACAAGAAAGTGAGGGGAGTCATAAACCGTTACTGAGCTATTTGGAAACCTTAATCACTCGAAAAACAGTGTAAGGATCTCGTGCAATGAGTCTTAAATATCAAAGTATAAACGGGGAGTCTCGTTGGATGCTGACCACATCCACTCGATATATCGAAATTTCTCGTCAGCAAGCCATTCAGGTATTTAATCGTAAATTACATGCAGTAAGGAAGAGTCTTCATGGCTAGGTTATTTCAGGCTATCAGAGAGCTTTCTGGTAATGAAGCGAACATCAGTATTCCGCGTGTTTACATTCGCTTTTGTAGTGGCGACTTAAACCAAGCCGCTGTCTTATCGCAATTAGTGTTTTGGTCTGGTTGTGCTTCATCTAAGAATGATGGCTGGTTTTATAAGCGTCATGAGCAGCTTGCTGAAGAGCTATGCCTTAGCGTAGACCAAATCCGTTATACATTGAAAAAATTGAAAACGCGTCTGGGTGAGAGCCTTGGTACTACCCGCAAAAAAGCAGAGGGTGTACCGACTGTTTTCTATCGATTTGATGAAGAAAAGCTGATGGATCTTATTTTTCCTGAAGACAATTCCGATTCGGTAAATTTACCGAATGGAAACGGTGAAATTACCGAATCCATTCGGGGATCTCACCGAAACCTAGGATTCGGTAACCTTCCCGAATCCATATACAGACTCAATACAGATCCGATAAAACAGATCAATAACCCTATAGTCCCTTGCGAGGAACATCAGCTTGATATTTTGAACGATCAGAATCTAGAGCCTGTTGAACCACCAACGAAAAAAACGCGAGCTAAGCGAAAACCAAAAACAACCTTGCCAGAAGATTTCTGCCTGACCGAAGCGATGCAAGCTTGGTACTCAGTTCAAGGTTTTAGTTTAAATATCCAGGCAGCAACAAACCAGTGGATGGATGCCATGTTAGCCAGAGGGCAGTGTTACCAAGATTGGACCGCTGCATGGCGAAGTGGAATGCGCAACGCCAACCAGTGGGCAACAGAACGAATGGTAAAACAATCATCAGCAGTGAACAAAATGGGTGCCAGTAACGGCGATTATGGCCCACCGGAGGATTATCGATGAACTTCATGCAACGTTTAGCACAAGCAATGCCTACCAATGTCAAACCATACACGTTTGAGCAGATGGAAGCGATTCGACAGCGTGAGGCCGAGAGTTACTGTCAGTATATTTCTCAAGAAAATCGTCAAGCACGAGTCTCTATGGCCATTGGTCGTTCTGGAATTAAAAAGCGTCACCAAAACTGCCGATTCGATAATTATTATACCCATTGCGAAGGTCAACGCAGTGCTTTCGCAGAAGCAAAACGCTTACTCGATAACTTTGTTAATCGCAGAACTTGTGGTGGTTTTATTTTTGCCGGGACATCAGGAACAGGAAAAAACCATCTGGCATGTGCGATTGCAAATGAAATGCTTCAGCTACGACGATCAGTTGTGGTGATCACCGTAGCTGAGTTGATGTTAAAAATCCGCGATTCTTACCGTAAAGAATCTGATGTAAGTGAAACAGATATCATCCGTTTCTTAAGCCAAGTTGATTTGCTAGTGATTGATGAATTGGGCGTTCAGCACAATAGCAACAACGAGCGTGTGATGATTAATCGCATCATTGATGAACGTTATACCTTAGAAAAACCAACAGGGGTGATTACGAATCTTCAGAGTGCTGAGTTAACCAACACATTAGGCCGAGCAGCTGTTGACCGAATTATGGAAGATGGCAAATGGGTGACATTTAATTGGACTAGCTACCGAACTAATAAGGGAATGCACCAAGCATGAAGATCGAAACACTGTTAAGCAAATTTGATATTAAAGGGATCAACTATGGTCCGAGTACTGGGGGAGGGAACCCATTACTTTCTGCTGAAGAACAATTGGCTGTTGTGGGCCTATGTTGGCATGAATCACCTGTGGGTTGGTTATTACTGTTTGTTGAGGGGCTTCGAGATGTTAATGCTCTTAAGCAGCTTCAAATCGCAACCATGGGGGAAGCACTTCGTTTAATGGAAGATTGGAGGGGAGTGTACCCAGAAAAGGCCATCAAAGCACTGTGTGCAACAGTCATTGCTGAAGCGACTCAACAGAACGGCCAAGTGTGTCCCGAATGTAATGGTAGTGCTGTTGTGGTAGATAAGAACCGTAATCGTTGTAAATGCCAATGCTGTAAACAAGGTCGTATTGAGTGGACGCAAGAAACGCGCTTTGCGTATTTTGCTCAAGTCCTTCCTGTTACTTATAGCCGCTTTAAGCGTTATAACGTGGTGCTAGAGCAGTTGGTGTTGTGGTTGATGAAAAATAGGTCTACGGCAGTGATGGCGATGGAAGAGCAGGTTGATAGGGAGAGTGTTTTAATTGTTGCTTAGATGTTGTTTTTTTGTGTTTTTAATTTTTATTAATCCTATTTAGATCAAATTGTTAGGATAATTACTTTATTAGGTTGATATAAATAATGTATCATATTGTAATGAAATCATAATGTAGATATTAGTAAATGCTACTTAATAAAATATATAGTAATCTTTTGCCTATAAAAGATTACTTAATTGATGAAGTTGTTTTATTAAATGCTTGGAAAAAAGCACATCAGCATATTAGAAGAATGAATTCTTATGTTGATTGTCTAGACTTAGATAAGTCAGCCTTAGAGCTAGATAAAAGAATTAGTCATATTGCATCGTCTTTAGATTCTCAAAGTTTAAAGTTATCAGAACTTAAGCTTATACCAATACCAAAATCTCATCCTTGGGTGTTTGAAGAAGAGAATAATTTAGTTACAAATGAAATATCTTTTAAATGGACTCCAACAGCAACTGAAAATACTGGTGAATTATTGCAACCGATGCGACCATTAGCTCATATATCTATAAATGATCAAGTATTATTTACAGCATTAATGATGCTTCTTGCAAATAAAGTTGAAACAATTCAAGGAGATCCTTCAACTGTTTTTGAGTCTGTGCATGAAAAAAAAGTAATAAATTATGGTAATAGATTATATTGTAGATATAAGGACGATGAGGCTAATTATTCATGGGGTAATAGTAATGTCTATAGTAAATTTTTTAAAGATTATCAACAATTTTTATCTCGACCTATTTATTTTGGACGGAAAGCAAGACAGGTAAAAGCAAGTGATGAACAGATATACGAGGTACATTTGGATTTTGCTAAATTTTATGATTTAGTAGATAGAACATTACTTATAAAAAAAATATCTAATTTAGTTAAAGATATAACGAATGATGATCCAGATAGCTGTATCAAATATGTTTTAGATGCATTTGAAAATTGGGAGTGGAATAAAGATTCTATAGAGTTATATTATGATGTTTGTAGAAATAAAGATGTTACTAAATTAGAAAATAAAAAAGGTATCCCTCAAGGTTTAGTTGCGGGTGGTTTTTTTGCTAATATATATATGCTTGATTTTGATAATGTTGTCTCAAATTATATTGGTAAACCTTTATTTGAAAATGATCTTGTTTTAATTGATGCATGTCGTTATGTAGATGATCTTAGATTAATAGTTAAAGCTAATAAATTTAAATATACTGAGAAAGAAATTTCTGAACATATATTGTCAGCATTTAAGGAACATACTGAAAAGTTACATCTAAATATTCAGAAAACAAAAACAAAAGTAAAAGTTTTCAGTTCGAAAGAGGGAGCTATATCCTCAAAATTAGCTGATATTCAAAGTAAGGTTAGTGGGCCTATGCCACTACATGAATTAGATGAACAATTAGGGCATCTTGAAGGTTTAATTGAACTTTCAGATAATTTAAATGTATCAAATAAAGATTATAATAAAGTAAAAATAAATTTTGTAAGTCAATTGGCATTTATAGATACAACTTTCAATGATATAAGAAAAGATACTATATTACGTTTTACTGCTAATAAAATACATAATTTATTGAAGCAAAAACGTAATATGATATCTCAAGATATTAATGATGTAGGGGAGCCTATTGCTGGTAGTTGGGATTATTTACAGGAAAGAATTGCTAGGAAATTAATTTCTAAATGGGCAAAAGATCCATCATTAACTCTTCTTTTAAAAAAAGGACTTGAATTATTTCCACATATTGACTTGTTAAGACCTATAATACAAAATTTAGAGAGTGTTAGAAAAAGAAACAATAAAGAATTAGTTCTATTGGCTGAATATTGTTTGAGTGAAATATTAAGGCATTCAGCTACAGTTATTCATATAAAAGACAAATGGTCTTTCCCTGCTCATTCTGATTCTCAGGGTTATTTTAGATTCTTGGAAAATTATGCATCTTCACAATTAAATGATATTGATGATCTACATAATGCTCTTCGCGAACAAATATTGTTTTTTTGCCTTATAAGAAATGATTCAGCATTAAAAAATGAAGTATCAGATAAAACGTTTAATATTATAACTCAAATTATTAATGGTTTTAGAATAATTGATATTGATGTTGATAAGAACGAATTTACAACAGCAATATTACTAGCATATCAAATTGCATTAGATAAAAATAAAGTTATTCGATCTATTGAAAGTACATTCGAAATACTGAATGAGAAAAAATTTAAGTTCAACTTAAATTTTCAATATATAGATGGGCTACAATTTGTTATTAAGCCTAAAAAAATAGAGAATAAAGCTAAAAGTCTTAATTATTATGATTTAGAATCAATTTGTAGAACGATCATGTTAGGTGATCCAAAATTGTTTGAGATTATTTATAAATCATCAAGAAAACAAGGATTAGAATGGCATAAAGAAGTAAGAGATATGTCTAATTACTTGGGATTTACAAATAACTCTAAAGTGCAAGGAAAAATATCAAATTACAATAATAAAAAAATATCTTTATTAGCAGTTTTAAGATCTGATGATAATCCATTTAGACATGAAAATGGAATATTAATGATTTTAAGTTCAATTTTAAAACAGTTTGAAAACTCAGAAATACCTAATCCAATTGATATATCTAATTGTATGGTTGAATGTTCAGATTGGGATAGTCTTTTACAATTAAATAATTCAACTAAATTAGATGTTGAAATTAATTATTTGTCGACAAAAGATAAGTTTTTCCATTCGCCTCCCAAATGGCTTATAAAAGAACATTATTCATTATATTACATAGGGATGTTTATTCGTAATTGTTTATTAGGTTTAGTGGATTGGAGTGGGAGTTTAATTCCCGATCAAGGTAAACCTGCTTATCGAGGTATTAAGTCAAATTTATTAAAACGTCAAATTGGTATTGCACACTCTCCGGAAATATTTGGGGATAGTAAATCACCAATGAGTAATTGGCTATCTTCATTGTTATTTAAATTATTACAATGGCCAGGCGTTGATAATTATAATGATGATTATGACTGGCCAAAAAATTGGAATTTAAGTGAATTAAATAAACTTGTAGAAAAGAGAACTGAAAGTCAAAGAAAAGGTTTTTGTCGATTAACAAACATCCCTACATATGTTGAAAAAGTCAATTTAAATTGGAATAAAGACAAGAAATGTTTGAATGTAATGATGGTGCAACCATTATTACCTATGGAGGAAGATTTTAGTCTTTATGGTTTAAAATTGGATCATCCAAAATATAGAGTAAAGCATCGACGTCATATAGCATCAGTTGCAGAGCTTATTCTTCATAATATTATAAGTGTTGATAATTCTACTGAAAATCCAAAATTAAAGGGCGAAATTGACTTAATTATATGGCCTGAATTATCAGTGTCACCAAATGATTTGGATATTTTAGAACGATTGTCAGACAAGACTGGTGCGATTATTTTTGCAGGTATTAGCTTTAGCAATATTAATAACGAAAATGAGTTAAATAATGCTGCTATATGGATAATACCGAACAAGAAAAGCTCAGGTCGTCGATTCATTAAGCGCCTACAAGGTAAGTATAATATGACGAAAGGAGAAATAAATGATATTACTCCATGGCGACCATATCAGTTAATAATTGAATTGCTGCATCCTGCTTTTAAAAATAAAGAAGGATTTAAACTTACAGGTTCTATTTGTTATGATGCTACCGATATTGAACTTAGTGCTGATCTTAAAAGTAAATCAAATGCTTATATTATTTCAGCAATGAATAAAGATGTAGCTACATTTGATAGTATGTTAGATTCATTATTTTATCATATGTACCAATATGTTGTATTAGTCAATAGTGGTGAATTTGGTGGTTCAGTAGCTAAAGCTCCCTATAGTAACAAATTTGATAAGCTAATTACGCATACTCATGGGTCTCATCAGGTTTCAATATCCAGTTTTGAAATGAATATGTTTGACTTTAGAGATATAGGATTATCAATGAAATCTAACAAGCCGATTAAGACTCGACCTGCAGGATTTAAGAAATGATTTGTTTTTCTTTCTTTTATGAATGAAAAATAGTGGTATTTATACAAATATAAGTTGAATTGTAGGATAAAATAATGTTTAAAGTTCTTTTTGAAACAAATTTTTTAGTTGCACTTGCTAATATAGCTATGGCAGGGGTAGCTATATGGGCTGCTTCTGTAGCTAAGAAGCAATTAGATAGCTCTAAACAAGAAAGTCGAATTTCAACGGCAAAAATAGCATACCAAGATTATTTGACCCTTTGTTTTCAAAATCCTATTTTTGCAGATGGAAAGGAATCTGAAATAACACGGAATGCAGATGATTATACTCAATATCGTTGGTTTGTAGCAAAGATGCTTTATTCGTTTGAACAGATTATTGAAGCACTAGGAAATGATAAAGATTGGGAAACTACGCTTTTAAGTCAACTAAAGTATCATTCATGGCATTTAAATAAATCAGAAAGTGTAAAAAGAGGGGATTGGAATAAAAAATTAACAAGTTTAATTAATAAAGCTATTCTCGAAACTTGCTGTACTTGCCCTAAGAAAAAATAGCATTTGGATTATTTCTATTATTAAATGAATTATTATCTACTATTGACTTAAACTAACAATCTAGGCAAAATCCCTACATTGCAGAACCTCACCTACTCGGTGGGGTTTTGTCGTTTTAGCACTCTATGAATCTCCATAACCGCCACTACCGGCGGTTTTTTTGTATCTGAAATTCGCCTATGAGAGAGAAAATGATTAGTTGGTTTGCCTACCTCTGGGCGGGTGTAACCGGCTTAGCTTCTGGACTGTCCATCAATGAAATAGGGGTGTTGATCTCTATTTCAGCCACGATATTTACTGCTTTTATCAACTGGCTTTACCGCCGCCGCACACTCAAAGCCCTCCAAAACCATCCAGAGGTTAAAAAGATTTATGAGCAAATGGAAGACAACTAGTGGTGCCATTACCTGTGTCGTTGCCAGCGTTCTGGCTGTTGTCGCAGGTACGGATCATCATTTGAAAACAAGCCCAGACGGATTGGCATTCATTAGCAATCTGGAAGGGTGTTCTTCTGTGGCCTATCAGTGCAGTGCCGATCGTTGGACTGCCGGGCTAGGCCACACAAAAAATGTAAAGGAAGGTGATAGCGCAAATACAGAACAAATTGCTGATTGGTTTATCGAAGATGTTGCTGCTGCAGAAAAGGTCGTAAACCGCGAGGTGACCTTACCCGCAGGTCCTAAATACGATATGGCTGTATCATTTGTATTTAATTTGGGTGCAGGTAATTTTCGCAGCTCAACGTATCTTAAGAAATTAAAGGCTGGCCAGTTGGATGCTGCGTGTTATGAGTTCCCTCGTTGGGTTTATGTTAATGGTAAAGATTGTCGTATAGACGGTAATCATTGCTCTGGCATTGTGACTCGACGACTAGCTGAAAAAGAGGTCTGCTTATATGGGTACTCACAGCATTAAGTTAATAGGTCTTGTGGGAGTGGTGGCCATAACTTCGTTGTTAGTGATAAAGCAAAATCGAGTGACGCACCAACTGGAAAAGGTGAGTGCTGAGCTTTTGTCTAATCGCATTCAGCAAACTAAGTTGATCTCCGCTAATCAATCGCTACAGCAAACTATTACGCAGCTAGAACAGCAGGCTTTGCAAGAGCAACGAGCAGCCAAGCAGGCCGAACAAGCTCGCCAAGTTTGGCAACAAAGAGCAGAGCAAGCGAAACAACAGATTGAAAAGGACATTTCCCATGAAGAATGTGCCGATTTACCTATCCCTAACGCTGCTCATTGGATGTACTACGACACCGCCACAGGTGATCACTCAGTACAAAACTGAATATATCAAACCACCGGCAGCGTATTTAGTGTCGTGCCGGCAACCTTTTCATAAGCCACCCCTAACATGGGGAGAAGCGGCTAAACGTGATCCTGTATGGCTCCACTATTTTTCTCTTTGCTCCGAGCAAATAGAAAACTTACATCGTTGTTATAACGAACCAAATCAATGTACTCAATCGAGTCATATAGGAGGGAACTTAAGCCAATAAAGAGGATGCCATGAATAATGAGAAGCGGTTTTGGAATACGACCGAGCTAGAACAGTTTGGTAAGCACCGTTCGACAATTAGAAAAAATTTGAAAGCGGCAGGGGTTGCTCCTGTTGCGTTTAAGGGAAATACGCCACTGTATGATGTTGTTCAAGTGGCACCTTACCTTTGTAAACAGCCTCGGAAAGAATCGGATGCACCGGACTTAATGGGGTTTCCAACGGCCGCTGAACTTCGAGCTTATGTACAAAGTGAGCGTGAGAAACTCAGTTTAATGCGCGATGCAGGCGGCAGTGTTTTAAAAGAAGATTATGAAAACGAGATTGCTATCTGCATTGCCAGCGTAAAAGGCTTTAAAGATAAGGTTATTACTCGTATTGAGTCGGCAATTCCTTCAGCCACACCTCTGCAGCTTGAAGATCTTGAAACCTTGTTAAATTTTGACTTAAAGGCGATATCTGATGAGCTTGAAACAATTTGATAGTCGTTTAGGACTTGAGTTTGCTGATGCGAAAGCAATTCGCCGTAAGTTGGCTTATCTCTGTGCACCAACAGATAAAACGCCAGTTGAAGCCGCCGATGAGGGATTGTGGATCTCTGATGGTACGGACGTTACTAAGTTCTTATCTTCTCAAGTTCCTTATATGAGAGAGCCATTAAATTGTTTGTCTCGACGTATTTATGAGGCTGTGATTGTGTGTGGTCCGGCTCGTTCTGGAAAAACCAAAGCTTTAGTTGAGGGCTGGATTAATTATGCCGTCACTCAAGCACCGGGGGATATGCTGCTTATCTATAGCACCAAGACGAAAGCCTCTGACATGTCCAAAGTCGATTTAGAACGCTCGTTTAATGCTACTTCTGCCATTGCCAAGCTTCGAACAGGACGAAAGTCTGATGACAATATCACCTCAAAGAAATTTAAGAATGGCATGAACCTCAAACTGGACTCAGCAACCGAGACCAGTTTATCAGCCTCAACTTATCGTTATGCAGGGGCCACCGACTATGACCGTGCAGATGATGCCGTGGGTCAAGAGGGTTCGAAATTTGAACTGATGCTTATGCGTGTTCAAAACGCCAAATCATCGGGTATGGTCATGGCAGAATCTTCTCCCGGTCGTGTAGTACGGAATCCCAAGCGTGAAGAAGAGTTAGCACCTCATGAAGCTCAGCCTTGTGGTGGCATTATGGAGTTGTATAACCAAGGTGATCGCCGCCGCTTTTATTGGCTATGTATGGATTGTTGTGCTTATTTCCAACCCTCTTTCGAAACGCTTAAGTGGGAAGAAAATGCCGATCCATTAGTAGCTTCAAAACAGACATGGATGGAATGTCCCCGTTGTGGCCATCGTCATTTTGAATCACAGAAACAACAAATGAATATGGAGGGGCGTTGGTTTCGTGAAGGCGAAATAGATTGTTATGGTTACGTTGTCACAGAAACCGCAGCGATAAGAACCAGTAAATGGGCAACGTTCTGGTTTGAAGGGGTCATCGCTGCATACGCCAGTTGGGAAAACTTAGTGTATCGCTATCTCAATGCTCAAGTTATTTATCAAGATAGTGGGGATGAAGAGTCTCTAAAAGCCTTTATGAATGTTCGTATGGGACGACCTTATATCATGCAGTCTCGTGGTCAAGAGATAGGGGCTCATCAATTGATGGCACGAGCGGCAGATTATGAACGGTCAGTTATCCCATTCGGAGGTCGTTTCTTGATAATGACCATTGATGTTCAAGGTGGAAAGCAAAACCCTCGTTTTGTGGTGCAAGCTCAAGTCTTTGGTGAAGGATTGCAACGTTGGGTTATTGATCGCTTTGAGATACTGACTAACCCCAATCGTAACAATGATCGCATCAATCCAATGATTTACGCCGAAGATTGGGACCTTCTTATCGATGAGGTTATTAAGAAAACTTATCCCTTAGCCGATGGCTCTGGTCGAATGATGAAGCCAGTATTAACGCTTTGTGATTCCGGTGGTTCGGGTGAAAAGAAAAAAGGCCGACAGAAAACCTCGTCAGTTACCGATCATGCCTATCAGTTTTATAACCGATTAAAAAGTTTGGGCTTGTCGCATTTATTCCGTTTGGTTAAAGGCGCAAGTCGAGACATTGAAGATTTGGTAAAAGAAACCTATCCCGATAAACGAAGTAAGTTAGCTAACGGTGAAATCCCGTTGTTGCAGTTGCACACCAACCGATTAAAAAATCGAGTGGCGGCCAGCTTTTCTCGTTTGGAATTTGGTGCTCGTTTCTTCCATCTACCCGGTTGGGCCGAGCGGGTTTGGTTTGATGAGCTGACAGTCGAGTTTATTGATGAGTATGGTCATTGGCAAAAACCAGATGGCGCTCGTAATGAATCGTTTGACTTGTGCGCTTATGCCGAAGCTGGGATGTATTACAAAGGCGGTGACGATATTAATTGGAATAACCCGCCAGTATGGGCTGAGGAATGGCAACTCAATAGCAATGTGGTAGATGCCGACCAGTCGCCAAAGTTTGAACGTCAAGTCCGTCGTCGATATAACCACTCTAGAGGAATATTTGGATGATAAACCATCGTGAACGTTTGCAGTGGTATCTTGATGCCGAACGTAAGATTTTAATGCAACAAGCCGTTGAAACGGCAGAAGGTGAAAAGCTAACATTCGCTAGTTTAGCCACCGTTCGCAGAGAGATTGAACGGCTGCAAGCATTAATAAGCCGTGGGCAGTTGGGTGGACGCCGTAGCATGATACGGAGAAATCGCCTTGAGTAGATTGAATTTTGCCGACCGCATTATTTGTTATTTGAACCCCAAAGCGGGCGCAAAGCGGTTGTACAATCGGACATTGGTTAATAAATATCAAGCGGCACTTCCTGCTAATCCTCATTCTAAAAAACGTAATTCCCGCTCAACGGGTCTAGCCAATCAAGTCAATCGAGATGCTAAATCATTAAGAGAACGTGCTCGGCATATGGATGAAAACACGCCTTATGTTACCGCTATCTTAGATGAGCTATGTGCCAATGTGGTGGGGCCAAATGGCATTATGATTGAACCACAACCACTGGATATGAATGGTAACGTTCATACTGAATTTGCACGGAAAATCAGTGAGTGGTTTGAAGTGTTTTCTTTAACTCAGAACATCGATGGTGAGTTATCCCGTGCTGAAACTGAGTGGTTAGCTTGCCGAACTTGGCTTCGTGATGGTGAGGTGTTTGCTCGGTACTACATGGGAGAGAACATCGAGCTTGAATATCCATCTGAAACGCCATTTGGAGTTCAACCTTTTGAGCCTGATTATATTCCCTTTCATATTAACGAGCCTGAGCGTGGGGTTTTTGAGGGTATTCGGCGCAATCGTCTAGGGCAGATGGTTTCAATTCTCATCCAACGTGATCAACATGGCTTTGCTTTTTCTGAAGTGTCAGCGAGTTTTATTGCTCATTTGAAGTTTACTCGCCGTTTTCATCAAAACCGAGGGGTAACTTTGCTTCATTCAGTATTGGATTTGATTTCTGATATTGAAGATTACGACCAATCCGAGCGGATAAGTGCGCAAATAGCCAGTCGTTTTGCCTACTTTATTAAACGAGATTCGACCTCCAATGGAGATGATGGTTTTGATCGTGGTGGCGATATCTTTCTTGGGATGGGTAACAGTTTTGAACTCGCTCCCGGTGAGGATGCGGGCATTGTCGAAAGTCGTCGACAAGAGTCTATGAGCAGTCCTTTTCGTGATGCTCAGATGAGATTGGCTGCATCAGGTTCAGGGGTGAACTGTTCGAGTGTAACCCGACATTATACCGGGTCTTACTCAGCCCAACGGCAAGAACTTATCGACTCGTTTGCTCGCTATCGTATTTTGCAGCGTAAGTTCGTAACCAGTTGGACTCGACCTCAATATCGAATGGCATTGCAGATGGCCATCTTATCTAAGGTGTTAACTGTTCCAAAAGGTGTGGATCCAAATTCGATTCTAAATGCTATCTATCAAGCGCCAGTAATGCCATGGATTGATCCCGCAAAAGAGATGACAGGCATTGAAAAGGGGACTCGTCTTGGTCTGCAGTCGCTTAGTCATTTCCAACGTGAGCGTAATTATAACCCGGTTGCTGTGCGCCGAGAGATTAAGTCTGAGCGCCAAGCGATGAATGATGATGACATCGTCAGTACGGCAGATCCTGCACACAATCTTCAATCCAAAATACAACATTCAACCAAAGAGGCTTCTGATGGCCAAAAAGAATAAATCCTGGTTTACCTTAACCAATCAAGGGGATGATCAGCCAGTAAAGGTTTGGATCCACGGTGATATTGGTAGTTATGATATTGCTGCCATCGATTTGATTAAGGCATTGCAATCGATAGGCTCTCAAGATGTCCATTTTCGTATTCAGAGCTATGGCGGCTCGGTTTATGAAGGGTTGGCCATGTATAACGCCATTAAAGCCCACAAAGGTAAAACAGTGGGTATTGTTGATGGGTTAGTTGCTTCTATTTCTAGTTATTTCTTGATGGCGTGTGATGAAGTCCATATGCCAGAAAATGCGAAATTAATGATTCATGACCCCGCTATTGGTGCTTGGGGTGGCGAGGATGAATTAGAAAGTGCATTAACTCAGCTTAAAAATGCTAAGCAGACCATTGCAGAGGCTTATGTCGAGCGAAGTGGCCAATCGCTTGATGATGTTTTAGAGGCCATGGCAAAAGAAACATGGTTTACCGCAAGCCAAGCCTTAGAGTTTGGTTTAATCGATCAAGTCATCGATGCGGTTGATTTATCAAACTGTTTAAAAACGGTTTCATCCCAAGAGCTACAGAATAAAGCGTTCAAACATACGCCCGCTGATTTGTTGGCTCAGCTTTCTTCACCAACACCAACCAATCCAATTGAAAGTGAACCTATGCCAAAACCAAACGATGATGCATTAATCAATGCAGTAAAAAAAGAAAATGAGCGTCAATCTGCTATTCGTGCGTTATGTGCCGCTCATAAAGTAAAAAATACATTACGAGATGAAATGCTCAATGATTTAACTTGCAGTACTGATGATGCTTCTATCAAGATTTTGCAGTATCTCGGTAATCTCTCACTTAAGGCCCAAGATGATCCAAATACGGCATCAGACGCTGGCTTAACGAATAGTCATATTCATGTTGGTAACGGAAACATTACCAAAGATACACTGCAAAACGCACTTAATGCCCGTTGTGGAACCGCTAAAATAGAAAAAGATAATCCATATCGACTTAAAACCTTGCTTGATATGGCTGAGATTTCAGTGGGTAAAGACGCGAAATACTGTAGTACCAAAAATGAGTTGGTCGCACGTGCTTTTAACAGTGGGGATTTTAGCGACATCATTACCGAAAGTGTACGAACTGTGATGCGAGATGAAGCCGAGGTGCGTTCTCCATTGTGGCGAGAGTTGGCCAATACCGAAGATTTACCCAACTTCAAAGAAACCGATCTTATCTTAATTAACGATGCACCTGATCTTATGGCCATCTCTGAAGATGGTGAATACAAATCAGCAACCATTAAAGGTAGTGGCGAGAAAATCCAACTGGGTAGCTTTGGCCGTGAAATTGCGTTCACTCGTCAAGCCATCATCAATGATGAGATTGCACTAATTGCCAAAATTCCACGTAAATTCATGCAGGCCGCTTACCGTTTATCAGATAAGTTAATGTTTAACGCTATTCTGAGTGGAAAAATGGGCGATGGTAAAGGTGTTTTTCAAGCTGGAACTGCCAACAAATGGGGCAATCTAGTCAATGATATTCCTGCTGCTGACTATCAGGCTTTAGTGATGGCTCTGCATAAATCTTTTGCTACGACCCAAACTTCTGAAGGGGATGCGCTAGATCTTCGTGGTGAGATTTTATTGGCAAACCCTGATCATGCTTCTTTCCTTGAAGCTGTACTAAATACAGCCAGTAAGCCTGATTCCTTTAATCCAGCGTATAAGAAGTTCCAAAAGGTGGTAGAGACTGCCCGTTTGGCTGAGGTTAACGGCGCAATTGGTTTAACAAGTAAAGATTTTGATTCTGTTGTGATGGCCTTCCTTGATGGTGCTCAAGACCCTTGGTTAGAGACTGGGGATGGTTGGAGCAGCGACGGTGCAAAATTCCGAATTACTTACGACGTTGCGTCAAAAGTCATTGACCGTCGAGGCATCGCTCAGGCGCTGTTTGCTAACAAATAATATATATCACTAATGATAAGGGTGCTCAGGCATCCTTTTTTTATATCTAAATAGAAGGTACTTATGCGCATTGCAGATGGTAATAAAATTGATTTAACTGCGCCAATAGGTGGGTTTATTAAGGATGTGCCAGCGAAGTATGGCTCTTTGATCGTGGTTCCCAACTATTCAGCCAAAGAAGGCCAAGTGGTTAGCTGTACTTACCGTGGTTTGTTTGATGGTCCGATTAAGGCGGGTGATTCACCAACATTTACCGGAGAAGATGCTTATTTTCATGATGGTGAATTTACCAAAACATTGCCTGTAGGTGATGGTGCGGTCACAGTTCCTGTTGGTGTCTTTATTGATAACGGCGTGCTGTTAATGGGTTTCTCCGTTTCGGGGTGATCAATGATGAAAACCTCTTTTGATGATGCAAGAGCGTTGATTGAGCTATCGATTCAACGTTGTTTTGGGCGTGATTTAGTTGTTATGACATCTGATGGCCAGCCCAAAACCATTCGTGGTTACATTAAGACACAATCGGTTGATGGGCATCAGGTAAAACGATTGTTGACCGTTAGCTGTTTACCAACGTTATCAACCATCATGCTAGAGGGAAAACGCTATAGCTTATCGTTGTCCTCCCCTGAACAGGGTAAAGGACAACGAGATAGCCAAATCCAAAATGTGTATATCCTCAATCTCACTCAAGCAGGGATTAAGCATGACTTCTCTGAATTCTAATATGGTGCTGGATACTGATTTTCTTGAGCGCCTGACCTATTTACCTGATGAATTATCGAAAGCAGCTAAACAAGCCTTAGTGAAGACTAATCAATGGCTACGAGCAGTATCGATGGCTGACTTAGGTTATGAACTTATGATTGATAGTAAAGCCATGTCTATTCGTTTTAGAACGTATAAAAATGGCAGTAAATCAAAGCTATGGGTTGGGGTTAGAAGTATCAGTGTGCATCGTTTAGGTACACCTGTTCAACGAGGTAATGGTGTACAAGTTGGCGATCGCTTTTATGAACATGCTTTTATTTCACCAATGGACAGCGATCAGTTATTAGTGTTTCGTCGAGAAAATAAAAATCGGCACTCAATTAAAGCCGTTACGTTAGAAATTGGGGATGAAACAGAAGAAATCATCGATTCATACCTTCCTGATTTGAACCGAAAATTTGAGGAGTTCTTTCATCGTGAATTCAACTACATTCTTTCGGGCACCAAGTGAGTGGGTTTTAATGGTGCTTAAGCGGTTAGAGCTGCAATTAGGCATTGGTGAAATTGAAACGGCGTATCAACGCGAATCCCTTGAAATTACTACTCCGACCATTCGTTATCAGTGCGGTGAATGTCAGTCGGTTAATCACACAAGCAATGATGGCCGTAAGATTCACGATATTGAGTTGCGCTTTCTTATTGAGGTCCCAACCATTCAGGCTAATTTCGATATGGTAGCGTTGGATTTATCCTGCCGTGTAGAACGGGAGCTATTTAGCCAGTTCTTTGATAGTGCCCATAACTTAGAAGAAAACCGTTTGATATCAAATTTGCCTCGTCGATTTAACCCTGAGACAGGCGTGTTTTTGCGTGTAGTCACCATTAAACAGCAAATCTACATGGGGCCATTGGAGGACCATTGGCATGAAATTATAGGAACACAAGATTATGCTGCGACAGCTCGTTGAACGGATACGTTCGTTAGAAAAAGAGATGGTGGCTTTACGAGAAGAAACGGAAGAGAACCGCCGCTCTTCTTGCAACATTATTCGGCTCGGCATTGTTGATAGTGCTTCAGAAAAAACGGTGGATGTGGTCAGTGGTGATAATAAGGCTACACGTATTCCATTTTTTGTTCATTGCGCAGGTCGAGTGACGCACTACCGCCGACCCAGTGCCGGAGAACAATGCATTCTGATTAACCTTGGCAGTGGCGATAATCTTAATAATTCGGTCGCTTTAATGGGGTTACCTTCGACACAATATCCATGTCCTACCACAGAAGAGAACCAAGTGATGACCGATTATGGTGACGGTATGACTGAGCTCTATGATCTTGATAAGGGTAGTTTAACGGTTGCCTATCCCGGTGGTGTACTGCTTAAAGCCGATATTGTGCAAGAGGGTAATTTGAGCGTGTCGGGTGAGGTTTCTGATGGGGTTCGCAGTATGAGTGATGACCGTGAAATCTATAACAGCCACGTTCATCCTCATGGAGAGCCTAATACTGGAAATACGGAGCAGAAACAATGATTGCTATCGATCCAAGAACAGGTAAAACCGTTACAGGAATTCAAGCGCTAAATTGTCGTTTTGAACGGGCATTAACCACACAAATCACAGCAAGAGTGAAACGTCGACAGATGGGAAATCGGGCCATTAATCGACTGGGTAAAATGCAAAATCCAACTGAAGCAATGATCATTCAGAATTTATCGTTAGAAGCGTTAGCTAACCCCGCTAATGGGTTACTGAAATTTAAAGCTAAACAGTGTCTAGCCACACCTTATGGCGCTGGCTTTTTAGTATCGGTGAAAGGGCGTTGGCAAGGTAAAGATATTGAATTGAAGGTGGGGTTATGAGCTTACCTAAAGCCTTTGTGGTTCCTGAATTTGAGTCGTTACTCAATGAATACATCCAATTTGCAGTGAGCTATTGCGCTAAAGGTGATGCTGATAAGGCTAAAGTGCTTAATGAGGCCATGACCAATGATTCTGAATTGTTGGCTCAGATGGTACAGGCGTTCATCATTAAACGAATTGCTGAAATTCGAGAGCAGAATCATCAATCTCTGCAGATGTTTCGTAAGTTTGTAACTGAATCGGATATGGTGGATTTACTAGCCTTACAATACGGCCTTAAAAGGCAGGTATTAGAGGCGGGAAATGATTTGGTATTTCCACCTAAACCACCTGTTATGGAATCTGACCAAAGCCTATTGCAACGTTTTGATTTAGCCCCTTATCAGTTCCACACCACAGGCACCCGAATGGGGTATAAGTTTCACGCTTTAACACTAGATGAAAGGCCGTTGATAAAAATTGAGTCAGAAGATAACGCAGTGGTGATGCGCTATGAGTTTCAAGATTTAACTCGGCCTATGCCTGTTAAAGATGCTATGCCTCAGATGTTAGAGCCCAATAGCGGCAAAGTGTGTGTGGCCGTGCTAAGCCGTGAAAATCCTCGGGGTATAGCAGATGAAGCGTTGTTAACTCGGGTTCGCCATTATCTGCAACGGGATGATATTGGCCAAGAGTCGGATGAAATCACAACTAAAAGTGCCATCGCCAAAGACTACCGAATTGAGGTGACAGTCTATACCGGCTCCGATCCTGGATCTCATGTTGAGCAGTCAAAAGCTGAACAAGCAGCGTGGGATTTAGCACATAAACGACATCAATTAAAAGGCATTATTGATAGAGAAGAGGTGGCTCATATCTTTTATCAATTAGGTGCCAAACGAGCAAAAGTACATGAACCGGCTCAAGATATCATTTGCCAGTGGGATGAAGCTCCTTACTGTACGGAGGTGATTATCCATGTCCGAGGAGATTGACCATTTTATCTCTGTCCAACCGGAAAACAGAACGTTAATTGAAGAGTCTTTGGAATACGCTTGGCATCAAGTAATTGCCAAACAAAAAGATCCATTCCCTGAACTTAAACAACCTCTTTTAACCCCCAATGATTTTGTTTCTCTATTAGCAGGTGAGCGCGGTGTTACAGACTGGCGGCCAGAAGATACGATAGAGCAACAACGGAAAACTGCCGATAAAGCATTTGAAATTCATCGAAAAGCCGGGACCCGGCATGGTCTCGCTGTAGCAATGGATGCACTTGATTGTGATATTGAAGTAACGCCTTGGTATCAGATGAGATCACCGCCCGGGCCTTATCATTTGGAGATTGTGGCGTGGAAGCGAAACAGCCCAGTTGATAAGAAAACAACCGAACGAATGTTGCAACGAGTTGAGAATACTAAATCAGAGCGAGACAGTGTGGATCTGATTTTCGCCTTTGGTTTAGATTCCGGCTTTTCGGTGTCGGGAGTGCAAGAGAGAGCGATTATGGAAACAGACAGCTCGGTAACGGGTTTGATGCCGACTTCTCCTGTTTGTGCTCTGGGCACTCAAGTGGCAGGAGCGGTGGAGCATGTCATCGAGAACGAGATGTCAGTCTGTGGAGTATTGCCCAATGATGCGCTTTGCCAAGGGAGCATTTATTTTGGAGGTGGTACGAAAATGCTGATGTGTACCGATATAACGTTAGGAGCTATGAAAACATGTTAGGTGTTGTTCAGTTTACTAAAGCGGGCTTAGCTGAGCTCATTAGCGCGAAAAACCAAGGGCTCAAAGGTGCACTGAAATGGGTCGCTGCTGGTGATCGAAGTTATCAGCCGAGCCCAGACCAAAAATCACTATACAGCGAACGACAACGAGAGCTGATTAGTGATTGGGAAGAGATTAGCCCAACACAATTGCGAATGGGGGCCGCTTTTAAGGGCAACTTGGAATATGAAGTACGAGAAGTGGGATTCTTTTTAGAGTCAGGCACCTTATTAGCTGTTTATTCTCGTCCTAATCAGCTGTTGACCTATAAATCGGCCAGTGCTAGCTGGATACAGAAGTTTACGCTTGATGTTTCTCCTTTACCGACAGACAGCATCACCTTTATTGAAGGCAATAACGACTTAAATTTATTGCTCGGTGAGGAGCTGGCAACCATGGCCACTGCTCAAATAGGCAATATGGCGCGTCATTTAGAATTACTGTTTCGGTTTAATGAGTTAGAAAAACGGAGTTAGCGTTTATGGCATGCACAATGGATGGACCTCCACTGCTTAAGATAGTAGCCGGTACTACATTTGGATTTGATCTGCATTGGACGACCGGAGACGAAGATAATCCTTATGTAAAGTTGTCGGGATGTACAGCAGTGTTTGTTATTCGCTCAATAACTGGAGATGTCTTGGTTCGTGGTACGACAGAATCTGGTCATATATCCATTATTGAATGTGAGCAGCAAAGCGATAAGTTAGATATTCAAATCACTTATGATCAGACTCAAGGGCAACAACCTCAGGCGTGGGAAAACGCCAATTATGAAGTTCGGGTGACATTTCCAAGTGGTGATCCCTACAGTATTTTGCGAGGACCAGCCTTATTAATTAAGGGGGCGGTGGATGATTAGTTCAGGGGCTCGTGTTTTAGTCTCACTTAAAACCGACCGAATTATTACGGTTCGATTGCCTCAAACGACCGCTATTATTCATGAGCAAGTAAAGCCCAATATTGAAGTGGTCACCATTGGTCAACAAGGGCCAGTGGGAACAGTGAGTGAGTCGGTATTAGCTGCCGCCGCTCAAGCTAAAGCCATATCAGAGAATGCATTAAAACAGACTCAAATTACGTCGGGCCTACTTGATGAGGTAATCATGAATATGACGAACGGCTTTAACTTTCATGCTGGTGTCATATCAACCTAGGAGGACATGTGTTAGGGAATAAAATCGACCAAATGATTGCAGCCCTAAATAATGTCATGGGTGTCATTAATGGTAAATTGCGGTTAAAAGCCGATAAATCTGAAGTTTATCTGCGTAATTATCTTGATGATCCTTTGTCGACTTTAGGGGCGAACGCATCTACGGCCAATAGGCTTAAAGTTGCTCGAACCATTACCTTAGGACGAGATGCTGCAGGCTCAGTTTCGTTTGATGGCTCAGGTAATGTCACCTTACAAGTGACTATCCCTGCTTTAGATGATAAGGCCGATAAAGCTGAGACATTAACACCGGCACAAATTGATGCGCGTATCCACCAGCTAATCGGTGTCGCGCCTGATGTTCTCGATACATTCGAAGAGCTGGCCAAAGCGTTAGGTAATGATCCTAACTTTGCCGCCACAATGAGCACTGAGCTGGCTAAGAAAGCCAATGCCAGCGAGGTTTATACCATTACAGCTGCAGATGCTCAGTTCTTAACAAAACGGGGAAAAGCAGCCGATGCCACTTTGTTTGGTGGGAACGCACCTGATCATTACGCCACATCAGGACAAATCTCAACATTAGAGCAAGAAATTGCAGATGGTTTTACACGACTTGCGGCTTCTTTTAATGATGCCGCTAACACTATCAACGGAAATTAATTTATGGGTTTAGAACAACAAATCAGTTCTTTGGTGCAAGCATCTGAGAATTTAACTGGCGCAGTTAATAATAAGATTGGGGAGATTGATAAGAAGGTTGATGATGGTATTAAAGAAGTTAAAAATGCTGCTGAGTTAGCTTTACGAGCTTTACCCTTTTTTACTGTCAATGGTAATAATGATTTTACTAAATTTACCACAACTAGTGCAGGAAACCCATCTCCATATAAGTTGGGGTGGGGTAATGGGCTAGATACTAAATTTGAAACAGAATTAATTGAAGTTCGGAGTGGCTCAACGCCAAGTGAGCGTTTACCGATTGTGCGAGAATTACTTGATTTTATGGGTATTGGAGCAAATACATTACATTTCTCTGCCAAATTTAATATTCTCCGAGTTAAGAATATTAGCGGCTTATCGTCATTCCCGCGTTGGGCTTTATACATTCCTTGGCAACATATTAAACGTGATAACTGGACGTATATGGTGTATTGCCGTGGTAAAGGGTTTAACTTTGGCCCAGATGAAACCTTTAATGGATCAAATAAAGACGATTGGCGTTTATTTCGTCGTATCTTTACCCAAAGCAATAATGCTACTGGTCAGTATGTCCATGTTGATATGTATTGCACAAGTGCAGATGCTGAAATGTACATTGCTTTACCTAGCGTTATTCCGGGCATATACCCTGAAGATCGTAAATTACCTGAGTTGTTTAACCTAACTAATATGACCCTTAATGAGCATTGGGACAATTATGATGCTCTTCACAACGAGACTACAGGTATTTGGAATCCAGTAGCTCAAAATAATTCATCAAGTTAATTTTTAGAGATAATGATAATGCCTGATTTAAATATTTCCCCTGAGTTACAAGGAACATTTGTTACGACGTCTAAAGGTGTTGAACGATATGAATTAATGATTGCTAGAAATTATTGTCGAAATCATATTGTTAAGCACTATCCTGAAGCTAAACAATTAAATGTGTTGATGAGTGGTGATCAAATAGAAATTAATAAGATGAATACTTTCATCACAGCTTGTAGAGCTTGGTCGAATCAAGAAACACCCAAATTATCCGAATTGGTACTAATTAAGCCCTAAAATGTATTTAATTTAATAGGAAACAACATGGCAACCTTGAATAAAACAGGGCTGCAAGATCATCCGATCTTGCAGCCCTTTCGTTTAAATGGCCGTTGGTATTTACCAGAAGAGAAAACCATCGCCTTACATCCATCCCAAACAGCCTTCCTTTTGATGAATGGCAAGATTGGTAAAGCGATTAATTTACCTAAATCACAACCTAAAGAGACTAAAGGACAGGCGGTATGAGTTCACTAACCCCAATTCAAGATTTCGAACTAAATGGTGTTGAGGTTCATACTATTGAGCCTCAACCAAGTATGGGCCCGTTGGCTCAACAGGTTGTATATCTTGTTGGTACGGCTCCAGATAAGCGCGGTACCGTTGCTTATCATGAACCTACTCGATTATGGAATTACAGTGACGCCATGATGGCATTAGATTCAACAGGTAATCGTCAAGGAACATTACCTCATGTGGTGCGTTACTTACTGGAATATGTGAAGTGCATTTTATACGTCACCGTGGTTCCTGTAGGTGACAATAGTGCTGCTACAGAGGAGAATGTGATTGGTGGTGTAGATTCTTCTACAGGTGCAATTCGTGGTCTTGAAACCATTAAGGCATGTCCTGAAACACCAACAGTGATTGCTGCTCCCGGTTTCCACTCGAAAGCGGTAGGCCAAGCGCTGGCTTTAATTGGTCGTGATGTACGCTGTCGTCCAGTACTTGATGGGCCTAATACCAATGATATGGCAGCCGCTGAATTTGCGTCAGGTTTTGGTGCTGAAGGTACAGGTGAAGATAAGTTGTGCATTATTGACCCTTGGTTTATGAAAACCTATGACGGAGCACAAGTCTTAATGCCGGCATCCATTGCATTGGTTGCGGCAATGGCTTCAGTTGCAGGTTGGGAAAGTCCACAAAATCGAGCTGTTCTCTGTGATGAAACCTCACGTAATATCTCTTATAAAATCAATGATAAAACAACGCAGGCCAATTTCTTAAATAAGCATGGGGTGACCACGATTGCTCATACTCGAATGGGGGGCTATTCCATCATTGGTAATCGTACTAATACAGGTCGATTTATCTCTCATGTGGGCCTAGAAGATCTAATGGCCCGTAAGTTGGAAGAAACAAGCCAGCCATTATTGGGTAAGCAATTGACAGAAGACTTCATGCAGCAAGTTGTGGACCGTTTAACCAATTGGGGACAGGATTTAGTCGCACAAAAAGTCATTCCGGTCTTTAAAGCATTTTTACATCCAAGTAAGAACAATTTGGAAAATTACACGGCGGGACGTTGGTTCCTCTGTGTGAACTATGGTCGTTACTCACCCAATGAGCACATGATTTATGAAATGAGTGTTGATAATGGTTTGATTGCTGCTTGGTTAGAGGAAGTATTAAATGGCTGATCGTATTCGTATGCGTATTACGGCACAGGTTGAATCTGTGCCATTGATGAATGAAATTGTTGATTTTACTCCACCAGAAGTGAAATCCAAGCTGGCCAATAATGAAGGGGCATTTGTTGCTTCAGAAGACACGGTGGGTTTAGAAAAGCTCAATTGGACACTTAAGGTAAAAGGAGAGCACGGTATTTTATCTCGCTCTCTTGGTCAATACACCATGGGTAATGCTCAGATTAATGTCGTGGAAAAGGGTAAAAGTACTGATGGTATTCCTTATGTTGAGAGCTATTCCATGTATGGCCCTATTACAGGTATTAAAAAAGAGGCCGTCAAAATGGGTGAAAAGCCAACCATTACTATTGAAGGTACATGTAAAGCCTATACACAACACGATACCGGAATTTTAGTACATGATATTAATGTTAATACAGGCAAAACAGTAATTGGTGGCGTTGATCTTATGGCTTTAGCTGGTATTGGCCTTTAGGTTCTCATCGTTATCTTGATAACTATATAACAGCGTCTTCGGGCGCTTTTTTTATTGGAAAAAACACATGGAAAAAAGCTCTGTTTTACCATTCTTTCATCGCAGTGGTGATCATAAGTTAAACATTAAGACCATTTCTTTGGGGGACTTTCGCAAGTTGCCTTATGTTATGAAGGATGAATTATCATCACCAGAACAATTTAAGCAGTTTAAGGCCATGATTTTGGCATGTACTGATTTAACTGAACTTGAGTTTGAAGAGTTATCTGCCCCCGATTTTACACAGCTTCACCAAGATATTCGTGCTTTTATCCTAACGCCATCAGATGAGCTAAACGGTCAGCCTTTGACGGGAACTCAATTTGAATTTGATCTTCTATTTCCATTTAAAAATGAGCTAAATGAAGATATTGGCCATATTAAGTTCAAAGTACCGAAAGTAAAACACTCGGAAGCTCTGGCTAATATTGATGATCATTACGAACGTGAAGAGTTTATGTTTCGTGTGGTGTGTGACTTAGAAAAGCAAGATATGGATATGATGGCCATTAATGATTATTTGGCTATTAAACCTCAGGTCGGCGCTTTTTTTCAACTTGCGGGGGATTACTTTCGCCCCAAGACGTCGAAGCTTTAATTGATCTTATTCCTATGCATCGTAATACCACTGAAAGTGAATTGAGAGAGTGGTCTCAAGATCAGGCATTACGACGCTATGAACTGATTTTGTCTAAGCTCGGGGTTAAACGATGAGTGAAAAAATTAGTTTTGTCTTAGATGCTACCGTTAACGGGCTTCAAGATATTGCCTCTACAACTTCAGCAACCGAGCGATTAACTCAAGCGCTAGAAAGTCAACGTGGAGAGGTTAAATCACTAAATAGCCAGCTTCGTAATATTAAGGGATTTGAATCTGCAGAGCTTAAGGCTGAAAAGCTAGCCGCTCAGTTAGTTGAAACTAAGCAGACCATGAGTAGGTTGGATGATGAGATCATTCAGAGTAAGAAGAGTACAACCCAATTAAGGGGAGAATACAACCTTACTCAAAATGAAATTCGTGGTCTAAATGCTCAAATGGCCACAGCCTCTGATGAGAGATTAGTATCATTAAAGAATCAGTTGAAAGCTGCTGAGCTTCGACTTGAATCGTTAAATGTCGATATTCATCAGAGTAAAGCTCATACCAATTCGCTTTCTGTCGCTTATAAACGGGCAAGTGGCAAGGTTGAAACGTTAACGGGTCGGCAGGTTAAACAGAGTGCGACATTAAATAAGTTAAAGCAATCACTGCATAATGCCGGGATCAGCACAGACCATTTAGGAGAAGAGCAGCGACGATTAAAACTCCAAACCGATAAAGCTACTGCATCTCTTGAAAAGCAGAATGCACATTTAAAAGAGATGCAATCGATTCAAGGTCGCATCGATAGTCGAAAGACAAAGTTAGGCGAACTGGGTAGCCAAGCTACGGGACTGGCCGCTGCTGCAGCACCGATAGTGGGATCAATTTGGACGGCAGTTAAGAATGAAAGCTCTTTTGCGGATGTGAAGAAAGTCGTTGATATGAACGATGAGCAGGCTAAAGAGTTACAGTCTTGGGCGTTAAAAACCTCAACCACCACACCAATGAGTGCAAATGATGTCAATGCGATGTTAGCAGCAGGTGGACAAAGTGGTATTGCTGATATCAATGAGCTAAAAGAGTTTGTTTTAGATTCATCTAAAATGGGCGTTGCTTTTGATATGGAAGCGGGTCAAGCCGGAGAAACTCTGTCTGTTTTCAAAGCGGCCTTAGGAGTTGATCAGAAAGGGGCAATGAATGTTGCTGGTCTTGCTAACTATTTATCAAATAACTCTAACGCTAAAGCTAAAGACATCGCAGGTGTGATGGCGCGTGAAGGGGCTTCAGCCAAGACTGGTGGCTTTAGTATCAATGAATCGACAGCGTTATCGGCCTCTTTATTGTCTCTGGGTATGGGAGAAGAACGAGCGGCAACCGCGTTAAAGAATATTTCTGGTCGTTTAACATTGGGCGATGCTGCAAGCGGTAACCAGAAAAAAGCTATGGCAGCTATTGGCTTAGATGCCAGTGATATCGCGGCAAATATGCAAAAGGACGCTTCTGGAACATTAATTCATGTACTTGAAGCATTAAACCAAGCCCCAGAAGAAGATAAAAGTGCTTTATTGAGTCAAATTTTTGGGGAAGAAGCCAAAGGTGCTGTTGCTTCGCTATCTGGTAATATGGAGAACTTCAGCAAATTACTCAAACTTTCCAAAGAAAACTCCTCAGTTCATCTCAACTCACTCGATAAAGAATATCAGTCTCGTATTAGTACCACTGAAAGTGGGATTGATATGTTCGTTAATAAGCTAAATCGCTTAAGTGTGGTCTTTGGTACCGCGCTGCTGCCGGCATTAAATTGGGTATTGGAACCATTAGGGAAAGGTGTTGATTTACTTGCTGATTTCGCCCAAGAAAATGAGGGTGTAACACAAGCTGTAGGTCTTGGTGTTGCTGCTTTTATTGGCTTAAAGGGTGCGTTATTAGCAGGTAAGGCGCTGTCTCTTGTGTTTGGAAATTCGATGGATAAAACCCGATTATTTACTAAAGGGTTAAATCGAGAAACTCAAGATGGTGGCCGAATTGCTGCTTTAGCCGCTAGACGTTGGCGCAGTTTAAATGAAGCTGTCGCAGCAAGTCGAGGGCCTACATCCTCAGGCGGAGGTCTTGGGCAAGAAAGTCGAAGAAGAACTAAGCGCTCTCGAATAAGACGATCTTCAAAGAAGCGGGGTCTTGGCCGTGTCATTGATACAGTGGCCAACAGTCGTATTGCTCAACATCTCAGTTCTGGTGTTCAATCTTTATTGGGATCAGGGAAAAATCCCATTCAAGCTATGGTTGCTCCATTACCCGCAGCTGTCCCTATGGTTAGAAGTTCATCCTCTGGGCTGGGTAATATCGTTAACGGCGTGACTGAAAGTCGTATTGGTAAAGGAGTAAGTGCAGGTTCTAAATCGTTACTTGGCCATGTTCGTCATAATCCGATGGGTTCTTTGTTAGCAGTGGCAGGCTCTGGATTGGCATTAGATCCGATGGCCGATATGGCATCCGATGTGATTGGTATTGGTACGGATATTGCCGAAAAGGCAGGTAAAACTGGGCTTACTAAAGTATTAAAACCTCTTGGTATGGCCATGAGTGCTACTTCTGTGATTGATGGTGTTGCCCATGGTGATATGGAAAAAGCTGGTGGTGCATTAGGGGATCTTGGGGGCTCTATGGGAGGTGGCGCTCTTGGCGCGACTATTGGCACCATGATTTTTCCGGGGGTGGGTACAGCTATTGGTGGGTTACTCGGTTCCATTGCTGGTGGGATGGGAGGTGAAATGCTCGGAAGCTGGTTTGGTCGTAAATTAGATTCACCAGAAGAAACGGCTAAAAAAGTAGAAGCTGTTCAGTCTCAAGAAGCCTCAGCAAAGCAAAGTCCTCCCGTGACGTATTCACCTAGCTTTCAAATTCATGCCGCCCCTGGGCAAGATCCTAAAGTGATAGCGCAGGAAGTATCAAAACAAATTAATCATCAATTAGCTGCTCTTATGGGAGAGAACACCGTTTCTACTCAGTTTAGTTATGCTGCTATTGATAGAGATAGTTAGAGGTAAACATGCATCATCTTGTTATTGGTGAGTTTGTGTTTTCTGTTGGAGGTAAAACGCCAATCACTAAATTTGAACGAACATCCCCGGGAGCTTTTGCTGAAGTTGGACTTATCTATGATGCTCGCTCTGAAAATGTGGGACGACCATTAGAAACTATTGATATTTCAGCAAAATGGCTCCAGTTTGGGGCTCATTTAGCTGTAGAACAATTACGAACCCTAATCGAGACACCGCAACAAGTCAGTGATGGTCAGGGAATGAATTTAGGGAAATGGACGATTGGCCAACTAAAAGAGGGGAAATCATCGCTTATCCATAATGGTAAAGCCATGGTGACAGACATTACTTTACAGTTGAAGGAATACAGAGAATGAAAGTGATGGCTAAAGCGGGAACGTTAATCACAGATCTTCTTTTTCAGTATCTTGGCCAAGATAACGACCAAATAGAACATGCTTTCTATCGATTAAATCCTCACGTTCGGCGTGAGGTTTTTCTTATTGATACTGAAGTTATTTTACCTGATGTTGAGTTAACGCCTAAAACTCAGCATGTCACAAAGTCTTGGGATTAATTATGTTTCATTTAATTGGTAAAAATGCAGAGCTCATATTAGAGCGTTTAAAATCGTGGCGGCTTAATGATGGTAATGGTACCGAAGGGGATAATGTGACCTTGGTTATCAGCTCCGATGATATTGACGGTATTCCCCCTAAAGGGGAGCGCTATTCGGTTCGCTTGGGTCATGTTGTTCGAGATGAGTTTCAGATCTCTAAACGCTCAGTTAATCTCTCTCCCAGAGAAATTACCTTAGTTTTGACTGTTGCTCCATTTTCAATAATGGATGAGAGCGGATATCGAGAGCGTAAATCCTCAAGTTGGGATAGAACAACCTTAGGGCAGGTTGTGTTTGATTGTGTTACCCCTCATGGGTTTGATGTTTTTGTGCATCCGAGATTACAAAAAATTGAAATCGAGCATTTGGATCGTAGTGATGAAAGTACGCCTGCTTTTATGAACCGATTGGCTAAATCTTATGATGCTGTGGCAAAACCTGTCGAAGGTAAGTTTATTTTTGTCCCTATTGGTGAACAACGAAGCGCATCAGGTAAGGATATTGAATCAGTTACGCTGTCACTTCCTGCAATTAATCATTCAGGTAATTCTGATTTTATCAATGTATCGGCTGAACTTGATGGCCGACAAGAATTTAGTGGTGTTAGAGCCTTTTATGGTTCTACTGATACGGGGAAACGCTTAGAAGTCAGAGTTGGGTCAAAACCATTTAAAACTCTTGGTAAGGATAAGAATTCCAAACAAGAAGCGGAACAAGCTTGCGCGGCTGAACTTAGAAAAATGCAGCGCCAAGGCCGAAAGATTTCTATTGAAGCGCCGCCGGTTCCAACAGCATTTGCAGAAGGGATCATCGTGTTAGACGATTCTTTTCCCCGAGCATTCAAAGGTCGATGCTCTATCGATCAAGTTTCTTTTTCTGGTCAAGGGTTACAAATCAGTCGTATGAACATTCAAGCAACATTAATGGGTGAGTAATGCTCTCAAGTCGAACTAAAATCCGCATTAATCAACAAGCTTTTTTCTCTTCTACACTTCCCGTTAAAATTTCAGATGCCCAAATTAAACGCCATATTGATGATCTTCGTGTTCGTCAATTAAAAGATATCCGATGCCCGTTGTATTTAAGATTTAATCAAAATAGAACGGGGGGAACATGGTGGTTTTATCGATATGAGAAGGGAAAACAATATAGCTATCGATTAGGGGCTTATCCTGCTATCCAAGCAAAAGATATTATGGATGTAGTAAGCGCAGCCTCCGTTAAGGTTGCAAAAGAGGAAATCATTGAATGCCATCGTTTCGAAACTATTGATCAATTAGTCGCTTGGCATGTTGAAAGGCAAAGAACGTTAAATCAATCAAGCAAAGCACGATTGGTTAATCTCAAAAGTATGGCAGAAACTCATGTTATGAGTATTTTTCATGGGGTAGGTGTGACAGATTTGACTCACCAAGAACTTGATAGATTAATGATCCAACCTATGTTTTCAGAAGGATACTCTGTCAGTTATGTGAGAGCGAATTTCTTTTTACTTAAAACGGCTTATTCAACGGCCAAGCGATTAAAACACATATCAATTAACCCTCTTGCTGATATTCAATTTAAGCATTTCTTCCCGGAAACATTCTCCATTACTGAAGCCCAAATAAAAGGATGCCGACTCAGCACCGAGCAGTTGGTACGTTGTTTACCACTTATAGCCCAAGCTTTACCATCTAAACGGCTACTATTGACCATGATGCTGGCTCATGGTTCTCGAATAGGTGAAACCCGCAAGGCTCGTTGGAAGAATATTAATTTATCAGAACGGTCGTGGTTTATTCCTAAAGAAGACAGTAAAAATGGGGTTGCAATGGTATACCCATTAACCACTGACATGGTGGAGTTATTACGTTCATACCAAGTGTGGCAACATCATCTAGGCTATAAAGGTGATCTTCTCTTTCCTCTATCTAGATGGAGCAAGCATCCTATTCATAGTAGTAAAGCAAGTGAATGGGTTAGGGAAATATCTGACCGACAATGGAGTGCTCATGATTTAAGAAAGAGGGCTCGTTCTATATGGGCCGAATTGGGGATTGATTACATCATTGGTGAGTCATTGCTAAACCATTCCCGAGATAAATTGGATCAAGCCTATATTCATACTCATATGGAGTTACAGAAGAAAGAAGCCCTCGAAACGTACCATAATTGGCTAAAAAATTGTTGGTGCGCCTGTCTATCACCTGTCTCGATTCAAAAGTAAAACACGGTTTAAGCCTTATCCTGACTGGCTTGAAGCCACATTTCATTATAAACCTTAGCGGATGATAATAAGAATGCAGATTTGTGCGAAAAACGAACAAATCAACGCAAATTTGATGGAGGCTGCACGAACCGTTCCTCATCAAGTTGGCTTAATCAAATTGAGTAAAACCCAACTGAAAGTTCTGCGGTCAATAGAAAGGGGCGAACAAGTAACCCCTTTAGATATTGTTGATCGTTGTAACCTTTCTCAGTCCTTTGCAAGTAGCCTTCTTAGGTGCCTGTGTGAGAAATCATACCTTTCACGGCGGGCTGAGCCGAATAAGTCAGGCGGGGTTACATATTGCTATACCAAGCTGCCAATGCCAGTTAGTTAATGTTCTTCATGATGATGAAGGTAATCAAAGGCAATGCAGCAGTGATGAACTGTAGCGCATCGAGAAAATGTATATTCATGTTTGTTCCTTTATTGTGAAAGAAACAATACGCTACCACTTTACCAACACTTGAAATACAACAAGAAAATGTTGTTTTGTCCGTATTGGGCTTAGGGCATAGTGATTAGGTTCTTCTGAGAGCTAAAAGTTAGCAAACGAGGGTCACTCTCGGGGAATAAAAATTTTTCAGCTCTCTTGGCCACCACCACCGAGGTTGGTGATTTAGCCTATTTCGGTGGTGAAGGACAGAGTGTGATGCGTAACGTTAATTTAAGGATTAATGTTTTTTTAAATTTGAAACGAAGTAGTTAAAAAGAGTAAACATGATATCGAATACTTCAATTATCACAGATATAGAAATAACCAAAAGAGTAATTTCACTAGCAGTATAGAAGCTGTCTCGAATTGGCATTAGAGCATGTTCTGGGTACTGTAGTAATGGGATACCAGATATTCTAAAATATGGGATAAATAGAGAAAAAACTAAGCATCCTATTAGTATAAATAAATCTTTCTTTAAACTGATGAGAAAAGGTGAAAAATCATCAATAGTTAATTTGCATAATGGCGATGAAAAAGTGCTTAATAATACACTGAAAATTATTGAAATTCCTGCTGTTAACCCACCAATAATTGTACCTAATATACTAGGTAATGAAGTTTCTAATACTTTATAAGCATCGCTACCATTAGTGATAGATAAGCTAATTACAAAAATTACTATAATAATCAGTATATTTTTAATCATTAGATTTCTCGTCATATTTATATTCGGGACGATATGTTAAAAGGATCTCTTTTATATCATTAGCCGAATAATTAGAAAGTAATAATTCAGTAATCTTACCGTTCATTGTTATTATTTTTGCTGTTTTTTCACTCTTTATATCAGAGGTTTTATTTTTTTCTCCTCGAAGTAGGCCTCTTAGCTTCCACTTACCGCCTCCTTTTCTGCACCATTCCACCATATTATTTAGCCAACCATCACTTTTAAGGTTAAGCTTGCCTTCTTTATTCTCAAAAATAGTTGTTATCTTATTAGCATTAGTTTCTTTAGTTGTGTTGTTAAGTGCTTTTTGCATTTCTTTTATTGTGTTACCAAATAAATTTGGAGGTGTTAATTCAAAGCTAACTAATTGAACGTGCTCAAATTTATCGTATTCACTCCAAAAGTTATACTGAAGTTGTTCTAATACAGGTTCTATATCAGCTCTTATTCCATAATTTGCAAGTTCTATATTGTTAGCTATTATTTGAAAAGCCTTACATGCAATAGTTGCTGTAGCAAAAGCTGATGATTTTTTTTCAATTAAAATTACTTGTTGCTCTCTATCCCAGAACCAGATCATTGGTGGAAAATCATCTAAATGATATTGTTTAAATTCTGCATCATGTCCACTTAAGCTTTTAGCTCTAGCTACCATTCCTGCAATATATCCTTCGTTATGTTGTGCTACGATTTTTATCGAAAACAATTTTTCATCATGTTCATTTTTAGGTGGTGTATGAGTTGCGTGCTTTAATGCATCCTCAAAAAGGATAATGTCATCAGACATACTTTGGTTTACAAAAAGTTGGGGATCTTCTGCGACAAGAGACACACGTAAAACGTAAAAATTCATAAAAATCTTATATTAAAAAGTAGCGTGATTAATGTGTACAATTTTATAGTCAATTAAACCAAATGCATATAGCTTATAACCTGTTTTTATATACAGTAGTGATGTGGAGCGATCATGTCAATAGTTAGAAGAAGTGTAATAATTTAAAGAATAGGAAAGACAGAATGAACTAGACTAATGGAGTTGACAATTAACTTTGTCCCTCAAGTGTCCTAAGCAATTCGAAAGGCTATTTAATTTTTAAATATCAGGTAGTTACAAAGAATGTATTAGAGTCAATCCAGTATAAGCTTGGTTCGTTAGTTTTTTTCATATTTTTCCCAAAAGCCGTTGGCTCAATATCAAGTTACCGCAATCACTGACAAGTAGCATAACAACTTAATATTTTATTAAAGCAGTACGTTATAAGACTAAGTATCCCGTAACTGACCTAACAGAGGCAAGTTTTTAGCGAAAATAAAGCTGGTGATTTCGTTATAAACCTTAGCGGATGATAATTGATGGAAGCGGTACGATTCGCTCCTTATCAATTTGGCCTAATAAATTGAGTAAAACCCAGTTGAAAGTTCTGCAGTCAATAAATCCTGGGGAAGAGGTAACTTCGGAGCAGATAGCCGAGCGTTGTAACTTGTCGAGTTCGTGGGCTAGTACTTTGTTGAAGACAGTTTGGGAGAAGGGGTATTTAGTAAGAGACGTTGTGGTAAGAAAATGTGGAGGAATGGTGTTCACTTATCATTTTTTCGATACGTGATATGTTGAATATGTTCTTTGTTAACCATAATATAAAAATTAAATATTATATTAGCAATGGATTAATGATGCGCTCAGACGTAATAAAATTCACTTTAGATGCTGTTAATGATATCGGTATTAATTCTGATTGGAGTACTAGTGACTGGACCAGAAAAATAAAAAATGATTTATGCCGATTAGGTAAAGAGCAAGGATTTTGGGTCTATGCATCTTCTTGTGATGAGTCTCATGAGGGGGAGTGGCTTTATGATATTACATGGCTAAATTATGATGGTGAATACATTAAAAATGTTGAGTTAGCTGTTGAGTCTGAGTGGGATATTAATGGATTGAACTCTGATTTTCAAAAATTATTAATTGCTAGATCTCCTATGAAGTTATTTATCTTTCAACAGGCCAATGAAGTGGCGGCAGATAGAATGATAGCTAACTTTATGGGCCAAATTGAGATTTTTAATACAAATAATCAATATGTTAGTGGTGATAAATACATTTTTTCATGCTGGTTATGGACTGAGCATAGGTTCTATCATAAAGAGATATCTTTATAA